ATTTGTAAAAATGGTAGCTTCTGATTTAGGACATACCATCACCGATGCGGATGCAAAAAAATGTATCAAGTATTGCAAGGATGACTATTACGCAATTAAGGAGTATTTCACCGTTTAAAAAAAAAGAAATGTACTTCTATAATATCAAAATAGAAAATATAGAAAAATTAAATATGAACTTTTATAAAAAATAAAGATTATGAAAACTTACAACATTTATGTAAACACAAACGCAAGTAGAGGAATTTTGGTAACCAAACATGATGAAACAGGTTATGAATGGGTTATCGACGTATGCGACAATATCGACAACCAAGAAACTCTCGAACAAAATCTTTCTGCGATTAATGCAGAATTTTTTGTCGAGAAAAACGGTGATTTGTATATAATCGCTGAAGATGAAGAAGATGCAAAAGGAATTTTGACTATTGCAGACAATAAAGCTGCTGAAGAATAACAAAACTGGTCGGAGTGAGGAGGCAAATTAAGATGCTCCGACTAACAAAAAAACATATTTTAAAAATTTAATAATTACAACTATGAAAAAGAAAAATAATTTTACAATGTGGCTATTTAGCAAAGGAATGTCAAAAACACTTAATTGGATATTAGTGATTTTAATCTGCACTTGGATCATTGGACATTTAATCAAAGCTATATTTTGACGCCAAAACAGGCAAAAACAAGCAAAAATCAAGTGAAAAAAGCAAGAGAATTGAGGGAGAAATAAAAATTTCTTCCTCTTTTTTTCATCAAAATCGATTATTTATCTGAAAATACAACGCTTTTACAAATTTTCTTCAAACCCTGAAACCCGCATGAACAGTGCGATAGGTAGCATATTTGTACATTTGTATAATATTTTAATATAAAAATAATATATATATATAAGTACTATTCCTATAAGAGTTTTAGAAATTGGTCTACAAATTTACAAAAGCACTCAAACCTGCACCAACAGTGGCTTACACGTTTGTAGAAGTTTTTGCACACTATTTTTTCTACAAATAATGAATTTAGCTTGAAGTATAGAGAGAGAACGACCCGAAAGGTTAAACAATATTAAAACACAAAAATAGTTTGCTAAATAGTTGCGAGTTTAAAAATAAGGTTGTATATTTGTAGTGTAGAAATAAGAGATAGTAATAATCAAATAAAAAATAAGGGACATGAAAAAAATAATCGGATTTGCAACTCAATTTTACACGCTTTGGAATTATGAGGCTGTAAAGAATTACACGTCTGACGCATACGGTAATTACCACGTATCGAGCGTTACGCATAAATACTACTACATCAAAAATATCTCGAAGGACCTGGAAAAGGTAAGTGCAATGTACCCAGGCGTTGAGATTGACGAAAGCTTACGGGGACAAAGTCGTGATTTTTCAATGATTAAGAAAGTAGATCTTCCGGAAGGTTACTTTTGGTTCGGCAAGTATTACGGAAAGACTATTGACGAGGTCATCAAGTCTGATTTTAGTTATTGCCTTTGGGCTTCAGAATGCGGAAGTTTTGATGTAGCCAATCAGATTAAAAACCATCAAGTATATATCGATCACTTCAAAAAAATAGAAGATAAAAAGGCTGAAATAATCAAGAACGCACAGACCGTCAAGGCTGGAGATGTAGTTGAGTTGGAGTTCTTGAGTAACGGCTATAACGCTGATTATAATTACAGCGAATGTTGGGCAACTGCAATGTTTGGAGAAACAAAATTAATGGTTCTTTGTAACGGAGTTAAAGCAGTAAACGGGATGTATCCTTATCTTATGCCAATGGTTAACGGTAAAACACAGAGAACTAAAGGCAAAAAGATTACGGTAAACGTTTTAGAAGTATTTAGTACTGACGTTTACGGTGGTGTTGTCAAACAACGAATAAGGGTAGCATAATGAGTAACACAAAAAAAGTATTAAACACAAGATAATAATAAAACAAAGACCTGAGCAAGTCGCAAAACTGCTTAAATAAAATAGTAATAATCAAATAAAAAATTATGAAAACAAATGATTTAACTTTCAATGATTTACCCAAAGCGGTAGCAGAATTAACCAGAAAGGTTGATGAGTTGTACAAGGTTATCACAAATGTACAGCCACAGGATCCACAGGAGCAATTCCTAACGGTCGATGAAACTGCAAAGTTTCTAAATTTATCAGTCCCAACAATTTACAGCAAAGTATCAAAACGTGAACTGCCTTACATGAAGCGTGGTAAACGTTTGTATTTCGCACGTAAAGACCTTGAAACATACTTGCAAGGTGGGAGAGTTAAGACAGTCCGGGAAATTGAAGATGAAGCGTATCAGTACCTAACATCTAAAACCAGGAGGGCATGAAGACAAAAAAAGAGCACCCGGCGGGCGACCAGGTGCAAGATCTTACTACCTTTTTTGGGCATGAGCGGTCAAGCGTTGAAGATCACTTCAAAGATATAGATAATTTTAGTAATAATCAAAAATAAAAAAAATGAAAATCCTAATTAGAAAATTCAAGAGGTTAGAAAACCTCACAGTAAAAATTCCTTCTGAAATCACTGGTGGTAACGGAACAGGTAAAACATCAATACTCGAAGCAATCAGTTTCGTTTTGACTGGAAAAGACCAAAATGGAAAGGAATTTGCTCAAATTTACGACAACAGGGTAGACCTACACGATGCAATAGCTGATGTGAGCTATTTCGATGACTATGGCAACGAGTTTAGGCGAGTGGTTGAACCTATATTCACAACGTCAAGAAGTGGCGAGGAAACGCTTAAAATCTTACGTTCAACTCGATGCACAAAAAACGGAATTGATGTGAACGATTTTAGCGATGAGTTCAATGACTTCTATAAATTTGGTACAGATTATTTCTTTAATCAAAAAGAAACCGACCAACGGGCAATCTTCATTGACTTAATGAAATCGCTATTACCAAATTACGATGTTGCAGAAGCTCAACTAAGATTGAAGTCTTTGAAAAAAACGCAAAGAGATACGCAAGGTGATATTACATCTGAAAGGAAAGCATTAAAATTGATTCAAGATGTTGATGTGAAAGAAATACCCGCAGACCTTGAGGCGTTAGAAAATGAATACCAAAATTTGATAAAATCAAGTTCAGATAATCAAAGGCTAATTTCAGAAATTAACCGAGAAAACAATAAACTACTTTCTGAATACAGAAACGCAAAGTCAAATTTAGAGCTTAAAATTCAAAGCAATAAGCTCAATTTAAAAAACTCGCAAAACGAAATACAGCATCTTACAACAACTTTAAAACAAGTTGAAAGCACCAGCTTTAACGGCTACGAGGAAACAGACACGAGTGCTTTAAAAGAGTCGCTGGAAAAAGCAAATTTAAAGCTATCGGAAACAACTTACTACACTGATTTGAAAGAGTTCGCGAAAGTGTATGCAAGAAGTAATCCAATTGTTTCAGAAAACATGGAGCGGATGAAGCGTTTGAGATATGCTACTCCTGATAATTTGCCCGAAGGTGAAGAGTTGACAGATGTTTGTTCGAGTTGTGGGGTTGCAAGTCAGGGTGTTTTGGATAATGGAATAAAAAACATTATCGACGGATTGAAAGCCGAGAACAAACAAATTTTAGAAGCTGAAATGAGGGCGGTGAATGGTGTATATTTGACGCTTAAGGATGAAAGGAATAGGCTTCAATCGCAATTAAATAGGATTGAAGAGGAAAATAAAAAAATTGCTGAAAACGCTGAAAAGCTAAAACGTGCCTTTGACATCAAAAAAACCAATCAAATTGATGAGTTGAAAAAAGAGATTGCACTTCAAGAAAAAAACATTTCTACTTTTGAAGCTGAAATTTCAAGTTTGGAGAAACAGCTTGCGGATCTTCAGGAGCCAAAAATGAAAGAGTTGCCGACAGAGTTAAGCATTTCAGATGAACTTCAAGATGCGCACAATGAATACCAAAATTTACGAGATGAAATTGTAGGAGCTAAAGCGGTTAATAAAAATAATGAAGATATAAAAGCAAAAAAAGAAGTTGAAATACAGAAATTCAGAGATTTGTTGATGAAAGTTGATACAGAAATTATTACCTTGCAAGAAGAAATAACCGACTATTTCTCAAATCTAACTAATGTTGTTGACAAGGAATTTAGCGGAAAAATTAAAATCGGGGTTGAACTTCAGGAATATGTTATTTCAAAAGAAGAGTATAAAGATGCTTTTAAAATTACCGCAGATGGTAAAGTTTTTCCACACGAATGTAACGGAGCTTTAATAAATAATACCAAGTTGCAGGTTTTGGCTACTTTACAACGATTGAAAGGTTATAACGGCATTACCATAATGGATAATGCAGAAGCGAACACAACGCAACCGATTGAGCCATGCGGGTTGAATTTAGTGATTGCAAGGGCAACGAGTGATAAGGAATTAATAATTAAATAAATTTTAAAGTTATGACAACAGAAAAAGAAAAAAATCAAACAATTTTCAAAGTGCTATTTGAAAAGGGAATATGTTTCGCAGTTAATGTGAGTATTAGAACTTTTAAAATAAAAAGCGTAGAAGAAAATTCAAGAGCCTATTTTATAATTGTTCACGAATCTGACCTAAATGATACAATAATTGATGGAGAGATTTCAGAACATTCGAAAGAAATAAATGAGTTTAGATTTTACCGAACAGATGAATATCCAGATATTTTTGAACGAGATTTGTCCGAGTATGATATTATTGAATTTAAAAAACATATGAATAAATTTATAAAAGTCAAGCACAACAAATTTGGGCGGGTTTACGAACTTAAAGGAAACTCTTTTAAGGAGATGTATGAATCAAAAAAAATTGAAAAAAAATAACACCTAAAAACAAAAACAACAATGACAACAAAAAAAGAAACCAACAAAACAACTGATTTGCAAGTAAACACAGTTTTAGGCTTGCAAACGAATTACAAGCAATTAGCAGAAAATCATTTAGCTGAACGATTTTCAAATAACCCAGAGTTCAAAGCTGAATTCATCAAGACATTCTCTGATTTAATATTTTCTCAAAATGATGAGATGCTGGAGAAATTGGCAAAAACACGCCAAAATACTTTGCTGAACGCAATCTTTAAAGCAACTGAAGCTGGCGCAAGTTTTGCGAAAAAAGAGGTGTCATTTATACCTTACGAAATTTTCAAAAAAACGACAGAGAAGGGAGTTGAGAAAAAAGTCGCAACAGGTGAGTTTGATGCAATGGTAATCTTCGACATCAATTTTGAAAAGCAACAAATTTTGAAGCTGCCTAATTGCAAGCGATTCTTCACAGCTGAGGTTCACGAGGGCGTGAAAGTCACAGAAAATCTAATGACTGGCACGATTGATTTTGAGGGTGAAAACGACATCACAAAACCGACAATTGGCTATTACGCCTGCTTCATCACAACAGAGGGTGAAAAGTACGATAAGTTCATGACGTTAGCGCAAATAGTTGAGCGAGCGAGTTTTAGTCCGCAATTCAAGTCAAGCAATTATAAGCAAACTTCAAACAATGTTCACTATGAAAAGCTGGTAGTTAGAAATTTGATGAAAGAAATTCCGAAAATATCGAATGAGTTGAAATCTATAATGGCAGTCGAAGATGTTGAGTATCACGAATACATCGAAGTAGAAGAGCCAGTTCAGAAGATTGAGGAGAAAAAAGTGAACAAGCTGGAGCAAGCGAAAAAAGAAATTGCAGAAAAAAAGCCAGCTAAAAAAGCGGAAAAAGTTGATACTGATACTGGAGAAATTACAGATGTTGAAGAATATTTTTAAATTGAAATAATGATAATAAACGTAATTTCAACAGGCAGTAATGGGAATTTATATGAGTTGCTCGATAGCAAGGGCAACTCTATAATACTCGAAGCAGGAGAGCCGAGAGAAAAATATATAAAATATAGGGAAAGCGAGACACCCCCCGAAATGGTTATAATAACTCACAAGCACGGTGATCATGCCTATTACGCAAATCATTATGAAATGATGTGTACGGTTCACAGATGGCAACAACGAGCTGAAAGCACTAATTTTAAAGCATTTGGATTCGAAGTAGTTCACGGAGATGTTTTAAATTATGCCTACTTAATCAAGCTACTTCAAGATAATGAATTTCTTTTTTTCGCAACCGATTTAGAATATGAAGAGGAGAGTTTACAGCCAATTTTAAAAGCGTTAAATCATTTCAAAGTTGAGAATTTTTTAATCGAATGCAACTACAATGACTACCTTTATCATCTTGCAGATGAGGTGCAGCGTATTGGATGTGACCGACACTTATCTGACAATGACTTAATCAGATTCATAAAAAAAGTGGGAGCAAAAGAGCCGAAAATTATCACAATTCATGGTAGCGAGAGATTGAGCGGAGATGCTTATATAAAAAAAATGATTAAGGGCAGAATACCGAACGCAACAGTAGCGGTTTCTGTGGGAGCAAAAAATGGAGTAAAGAATTTATTTAAATTATAAAATAATGAAAAGAGTAATCATAGAAAGCCCATACGCTGGAGATATTGATAACAATGTTAGCTACGCAAGGTTGTGTTTAAAAGATAGCTTAATGAGGGGTGAAGCTCCTATTGCAAGTCATTTGTTGCACACTCAAGTTTTAGATGATACAATTAAAGAGGAGCGGGAAATGGGTATAAAGGCAGGTTTAGAATGGCTAAGGGTAGCTGAATTAATGGCAGTGTATGTTGACTTGGGAATAAGTAAAGGTATGAAGTCGGCAATAATCGGAGCTTTAATATGGGGTGTACAAATTGAGTATAGAACTATTTTATAAATTATAAAAACAAAAACATCATGAACGAAGATTACACAGATTTACAACTAGAAAAAGCGTCCTTTGAATTAGGATGGTTTAGGGAAAATAATATAATAAATGAAATTAAAGCAAGCAAAAAACTAATACGGTTGCTACAAAGTAAAGAAATAAGGGTAGATCACTGTATAGGGAGGAAGTGGTTTAATGACTGGATAGATGATGGAATTAAAAAATCTCATCAACATATTGCCAGCTTATCAGAAGACCTAAATAAATTATTAATTAAAAGAATAGCAAAATTATAAAAACAAAAACATTATGAAAGTAACAATTTTAAAGAAAATGATTAAAGAGGGTGTTTCACCCAGAACAGGTAACGACTACAAAATAAGAAGTCTATTTGTGAAGTTTACAGATTCGGAAATTTACGATAAAATCGTAGCAAAATTAAAAAAAGATGGTGCAGATGATGAGCAGATTGAGCGATTTTGTAAACCTTCAGAATACAAGGGTGAGGTGAATTATACATTTGGATTAAATTGTTCAAAGTTCACGTTTGAAAGAGTACAGGCGTTCGGAGAATTGGATGCACTAATTAACTTCAAGCTGAATGATAGCGGCTATATCAATGCTAAAATTGCAATTAAAGATAAGTTAGAACAGGTTTTAAATTACACAGAACCTACCGAAAGTGCAGAAGAAGTTGTGGAGGGCTGGGTAACGGAAGCACCTGATCCAGTTTCTGAAAAATCAGATTTAGAAACTGAATCAACATGGAGCGAAGAAAATCCACCAATACCACCGATGCCTGAAATAACAGAGGGAGATATTGATGATCAACTTCCTTTTTAAAAAATAAAAAATTATGAGCAAAATAAAATTACGGATGACCTTAGATGAGACTTACGAGGTCGATTTGTCGGAGTGCAGCTTTGAATACATGACAGAAGAGGAAATCAAAGATTACCTTATAAGTGAATTTCTGAAGAATTGCGATAAAGAAAGTGTAAGGGTTGAAGTTGTGAGCAAAGAGGAGATTCGAGATGAGTGGTCGTTCGTTTCCTTTTCAAAAGCCGTAGAATCATATGAAATAGAATTTGAAAGAACGTTAACAGGACAAGAGATAAATATAATTTACAACAGCTACTTCAACAACACATTTGACCATCACGAAAAATTAATGAGTATTCAAGAAAAAATTAAAAATAAAAAATAAAGAAATAATGAAAACAAAAAAATTACCACACAAAAAATATCTTAGAATTCATGACGAGCAATTTATCGAGTGGGTGACTGAAATTATGAGTCAAGAGAAAATGAGATATGCAAATACACAGGATGTTGCTCACGAAATCGAAGCGCAATTTGGAGGTGTTGCAAGTTCGCACTTCTTAAGAATCAGGCGCATGAGATTGAACGTAAGAGATTTTTTACCGAAAAAGGAGGGGTAGTGAAATGAGGAAGTCAAAATATAAATACGAGCTTATGAAAGGCTCACGAAGGTACCTTTGCCCTAAATGTGGAAAGAAAGAATTCAAGGTTTACGTTAAAACAGGGACAAATATTGTTGTAGATAGTAAAAGATTCGGGCGTTGTAATCGTCAGAACTCTTGTCGTTATCATCAATACCCCAAAAATGACGCAAGCATGAGCGACTGGGTGGCTCCAGTTTACGTACCTGAACATAAAGAACCTGATTTTATTCCTAAAGAAATGATTGAAGCGAGCTTTTCAAAATTCAAAGAAAATACGTTCTTCATGTGGCTTGTAAAATTGTTTGGACAGGACGTTGCGATGGACTTACAATCAAAATATAATATCGGAACGGCAAAAAACAATGGCACAATATTTTTTCAACAGGACAGCGAGGGTAAATTTAGGACCGGGAAGGTGATGTATTACCAGAGCAACGGCAAGCGAAACAAAAACCGTAATTCGTGGTATGTTCATAGGTCGGTCAAAGAAGATTTTGAATTGGTGCAGGTGTTTTTTGGTGAGCACTTAATTAAAGAAAATCCAGACAAACCAGTTGCATTGGCGGAGTCCGAAAAAACAGCCATCTTAATGAGCGTATTCGAGCCTGAATACACATGGCTTGCAAGTGGTGGAGCAAACATGCTGAATTCTTACAGGTTGCTTAGATTGCCAAGGCTTGACCTTGTTTGTCCGGATCAAGGAGAATTTGACAACTGGAAAGATAAAACAAAATCATTCTTCAACCGTGAAATGGATGGACGTGTTGAAAAAGCATTCAGAGAAGGGAGGGTTTCAAAAGGTGCTGATATTTTGGATTTGATATTAATTGAAAAAGGAATGGATGAAATAACTTTAAATTATGAAGAAAATAAACTTCAAAAAGTTGTGTGAAGTCATGATGTGGGAGCGAGCCAAAGGTGAATCATACGAAGACACGTTTAACCGCCAAGATATTAAACCTTCACAAATTCCAAACCCGAAAATTGTTGAAGTAGTTCATTCAAATTCTTTAGAGGACTGGGCAAAAAAAGGAAGTTTTGAATCTTCGAACGATCTGAAAAACGAAATAATAAAAATAATGAAAGAGGCTACAGTTGATCCTATTAATCATGATAAAGATTTACAAAGGCTTTTTCCTCCAATCTATAATTTTTGCGTTTTTGCAACAAATACAGACAGACGAGGAAAATTAACAGCTGAAGCTGAACGTATTGCGGAGCTGGCATGGTATGGAGAATTAGCCGAAAAACGTTTAAAAGAAAAAACGGATAAAATTTTCAATGTGAAACCTGATCCAGAAAAATATAAAAAAGCAAGCGAAAAACTTCAAGAAGTGTGGGGATTTTCAGATATTGAAATTGATGCGTTCAGATACTTCATTTGTCAATCGAGAGCTAAAAATCATAATCCTTCATTAAACAAAAGTTTGTATCTTTTTTCGGGAAAGAAGAAAACAGGTAAAACGACAGTTGCGAGGGCGATTGCATCAGTTTTGAATGGAGATGAAAAGTTGGCGGATGCGACAAAATATGAGAGTTCTTTTAATCAAGAGTTGCAAATCGGAAATCACGACCTACCGATGGCTGCCCAATATAATTGTGTAATTCTTGACGAAGCGATGCCAAAGGATTCACGAAAATCATACGGACGTGTAAAAAGCATGATGACATCAAATTCATGCACTTATAATCAAAAGTACGGTAAAATTATAACCGTTGAAACAAAACGCTATTACATTTATACTTCAAACGATGATATTAGCGAGTTCGTGCAGGATAGTTCAGAGCGTAGGTTTATTCAAATCAACATGGAGCGAATGCCAAAAAAAGTATCGTTTGAGAAAATTTACGATTATTGGAAGGAGTTTGCTCAACACTGCGAACCCGAAGAAAACTGGCAAGACTGGTATGATTCATTTGCAGACGTTGTGGGTATTGAACGAAAAGACATATCAGGATTTAAGGATGAATTGTTGAGTAACGGAGCGATTTTGCAGGCAATAAAAAACACAACAAACTATACTATCACATTGAAGTTTTTCAGCGATTTAATGATTGTTGGAAAACCAACACGCGACGAAAGAAAATTTTTAAAAAAAGCATTAGAGGAGGTAATTGGCGAGCCGAATGGCTACAGATGGAATAGGCTTGAAGTTGAAGAGCGATTGACGAGAAAAATCGAAGAGCAAAAAAACGCTGATTTGGTAAACAATGTTATTTCAGAAGAGGATTTGGAAAATGGGTTACCTTTCTAAACGGCTAAAGTATATTAAAAGCGAAAAAAACTTGCTATTTAGTTGCACATTAAGGAAAATGTTTGTATCCTTGTAATACAAAATCAGGGTAATAATAATTAAAAATAAGAGTTATGAAAACAGAGAACAAGAGCGTGAAAAGATTAGAAGTGGGGAAGGATTATATTAATATGAATAACAACAATGTCATTGTTATTGATAGAGTAGGGGATTTTGACAATAAAGGCTTCTGTGAAGATTTATATAAAGAAAATCTCCTTTGTACTAATTATGAAATCTGGCGTGAAGCCACACCCGAAGAGGTGAAAGAGCGATTTGAAGCGCATCTAATCAAAAGGTATGGTGAGGATTGGAAAACAATGAAGATCAAGGAAGAACACCCAAGCTCAAGTCCTTATATGATAATGTATGGAGTGGAAATATCAAAAAAATATGGTGGCTGGAATGTCTGGAATAAAAATGGGTTAATTTATTGCGAGGGCGTTTGGGCGGAAAGGTTGGAAGAGGAAGAGGAAAAGGAAGAGGTTAACATTAGACCATCCGAGACCCAAATAGGTGGTAGCCATTATTCAGATATGGCAATTCAACCGATTGAATTTATCCACAAAAACGGACTTTCATTTATTCAGGGAAACGTTATCAAATATGTTTGTCGATATAAATCTAAAAACGGTATTGAGGACTTGCTAAAAGCAAAACATTACATTGATTTATTGATTGAATTTGAAGAGGAATAAATAATTAATCAAAACAAATAAATTATGAAAAAATATACAATAGAAATAACAGATGATGGAAAAACCACCCGTATGTCAAGAAAGAATGATGGATTTAATGTAATTGAACTTATTGGATTTATGGAAATGACAAAGCAAGACCTTATAAATCAATTTAAGGGATTAGCAGAGGATAAAGTCGATGTAATCACAAAACAAGCAGTGAAAAAGTAATGAAAACAAAACAAAAAAAACAAAGACAAGACGAGCAACGTCGAATGAATCAAGCCTATCGAGAACTGGCGTATGTAGGTGGTTATATTGATAGAGCAGTTAAATTAGTAAGCCTTCAATATCTAGTTGGCTCAATGGTCGATGTGATTGGAGCTGAACTGGAGCAAACGCTGGAGCGTGCTAATTTGATGAATGCAAAAACAATATCAATTCAAAATGCACTTCAAAAAGCAACAAATGAATATTATAAGTTTTTTGGAGGTATGATGAAAGAAGGAGCTGCACTGGATTGGGCAAAAGATATTGAGAGACTGGAGGCTGAACTTTACAAGTTCGCTGACATCAAAGAATTGCGACCTAAACGAAAAGCAATGAGGGAAGCTAAGGCGGTTATTGAGGGAAAATATGGTGTAAAATTGGAGGAATTAAAATAAAAAATTATGAACAACCAAAGGATGCAATTATTTATTGTAAAATACTCAATAAACTATCCATCAGGTAAAAAATGGATTACAGAAAAGGAAGCGTACGGAATTACTAAACTTGGTGCAATAGATACAATAAAGTGGCTCCACGGCAATAAAGACATATCTATTATTTCTGTAGAGCCAACTGGCAAGTATTCAGCTTTGGCAGTTTATGGAGATAATCATACTGTCGGTGAGCGTTAAAATTACACACAACGTAGCATTTACGAACGTTTTAAAATAAAAAAAATGACACTAAAACAAGCAATAAGAATAGTAGAAAACCACAATGAGTGGAGAAGAGATGAAAGTGTACCACCAAAAACAAAAATGGGTGATCCTAAAAAGTTAGGAGTAGCATTAGACGTGCTATTGATTGTTGCAAAAGATTATTGCAAAATATATAACATGGATAGGGTAAAAATTGAACCGGAAAAATGACTTAAAACAAAAAAAGGATGGTATTGCATTACAGTATTAATTTTGAAAACGATCCGTTCACTTATCACGGAGAGGTCGATTATCCGTTAAACGTTTATCAAAATTGTGAGCCATACGCTGAGAGTATGACGGCATTTGTCAAGGCTGCTTTAACAAAGTCGATTAAAAAATGGGGCTTTACTCCAGATGACATGATAAGTGCAGAATTTTATTTTTACAGAGGGAGCGAAGAGATTATTTTTTTTAGTTGGGAAAAAGAAGTCGAGGTTGAAGAAATAAATAAATAAGAAAATAGAAAATGAAACCAACAGATATATTAGGAAACATCAAACTCTATAACGCTGATTGTATGGAGGTGATGAGAACATTTAAGGATAAGCAATTTTCGTTAGCCATTGTTGACCCTCCATATGGAATAGATGTTAATATGAATATGGGTAAAAGGAAAGGAGAAAAAGATAGATATAAAAATAAAGAATGGGATACTGCAATACCTGAAAAATTATATTTTGATGAATTAAAAAGAGTAAGCGAAAATCAAATAATCTGGGGTGGCAATTATTTTACTGAATACCTTAAGCCATCTATGGGCTGGATATGCTGGGATAAGGTAGTTCCTGAAGGTCTCTCATTTAGCGACTTCGAGCTTGCGTGGACTTCTTTTAATAAGGCTGCAAAAAAAGTAAGACTTTCGAATAGCGGTTTTACGGCAAAGCATTCTGGAGAGAGAATACACCCTACACAGAAATTAGTATCACTTTACAAATGGCTACTCCAGAACTATGCAAAAGAGGGTGACACAATTTTAGATACTCATTTTGGTAGCTTATCAATAGGAATTGCTTGTCACGATTTAAAGTTTGATTTAACCGCTATTGAATTGGACAAGGATTACTACGAAATGGCTAAGCAAAGATTATTTAACCATCAAAAACAATTAACATTATTTTGACACATTACCCCACCCAATAAACATCAATCAAGCCTATTTACTTTAACGTGGCGCAATTTAAACCGTAAACATGAGTATTTACCCACCCAATAAAAATAATGCCTTAAACTCGATTTAAAAGACATACTTCAAAAGCAATTATAATTTATCAGTGAAGAGGCGGAGCTTCAAAAGTTCCGTCTTTTTTTTACTTCAGGTTTTTGCATAAAAAATACCTCGTTTTGATGATTTTTCGGAGCATCAAAAACAACTAAAACACCCATTTTTGGCACTTTTTTCTACAAATACAAAGTTTCTACAAATTTTTTACAAGAGATAACTGCCTGATATACAGTAGTATAAACCCCTATTTGTAAATTTGTAGAAATATATAGAATAATAATAATAATATAATAATACAGTTCTCTATATATACTTTTTGAAATGCGTCTACAAATCTGCAAATTTACAAAAGTGCCCTCAAGCCCTTTGTGGGAGCGGGTTTCAGATTTGTAAAACTTTTGTAGAAATTTTCAGTTGCAGAAATTACGCTTTCTCTACAAATCCATTTTGAAGTGAAAAAACAGCCACTCAAAAAAATAAATATCGCAAATCACTTGACTTATTGAAGACAATTGGCTATATTTGGCGCAAATGTAAAAAGTACACCTAAAAATGAAACTAACGAAAAAGCAAAAAGCATACGAAAAAGAGCTGCTTGAAATTATTAAGGAGCGAAAGATTATGTTTTTTAACCATGCTTTTGCTTACACTTCTTTTTGTGCAGCAACAGCATATAACCACAATTTAGAAAAATTAGACACTATAAAAGACGCATTAGCCAAAAATAGAGCATCAGGCGTTACGTATATGCTCAACAAGTGGATAGGCTCCGACAATGCTACTTTACAAATAGCAGCAATGAGAATTATTGCTGATGAAGAAATAAGGCGCTCACTCAATCAGCAGTACATTGAGCAAACGATCAAAGAACAACCGTTATTCAATATTGATGTTAAGGAGTCGTCGGACACTAAAAGCGACAAGTGATGGGGAGAGATTCTTATATACCGATTAGTAGATTTAAACAAAATCCCAATAATCCGAGAACGATTAAAAAAGACCAACTCGAAAAGCTGAAGCGTTCCATCAAGTCATTTCCAGAGATGATGGAAAAGCGCCCGATGGTTTGTGTAACTGACGAGGATGGCAAACTGTATCCACTGGGTGGCAACATGAGACTTCGGGCAATTGAAGAGCTGGGGTTTAAAGAAGTTCCTAAAACATGGGTTGCACTTGCTGACGAATGGACGGAGGATCAACGCAGAGAATTTATCATAAAAGATAATGCAAATTTAGGCGATTGGAACTTGGATGAGTTGCAGGAGAACTGGGATTTAGATTTAATATCTGAATGGGGCGTTGATTTGGAGTGGGATGAGGTTGAAAAATTGGAAGCAAAAGAGGATGATTTTGATGTTGAGCTTCCCGAAGAGCCTAAGACTGTACTTGGAGACCTTTATGAAATCGGAGAACATCGTTTGTTATGCGGTGATAGCACCGACAGCGAACAGGTGGCAAAGCTGATGAATGGCGAGAAAGCGGACATGGTGTTTACAGACCCGCCTTTTGATTTAGAAGATTTATCCTTTACAGATAATTTATTTTTATTCACAATCGGTCATATTTTTATACTTAATTCAGAACAGAGGAATGTTGATATAAGTGCAAAGCACAGAAATAATCTTATTAGGTGGTACGCTGTTGATTTCAGGCAGGCGAATTTAGTTAACAATAATATGCCGATGACACGTGTTGATTTTATTGCAGAGTTTAGAAATAGTGAAAAGGTTAAATTTTATAATCAACACAAAGGGTTTTCAACATTACTTCAAATTGCAAAAATACATTCAAGCAAGGTCGGCACAATTCATAAACAAGAAAAAAAGGTAGAATTGCCATATGTGTTTATTGAGCATTTTTCAAAAATTAATGAGATTTGCTTAGATTTATTTCTCGGCTCAGGCACTACAATGGTAGCTTCGCATCAATTAAAACGCAAATGTTACGGTATGGAACTCGAGCCTAAATATTGTGACGTGATAGTAAACAGAATGCTTAAATTTGACCCCGACCTAAGGATAAAAAGAAACGGAATTGATGTGACGGATTCTTTCAAATTAAAGTAAATAGTATGCAAGTAACCACAGCCACAAAGAAAATAATAAATGAAACTTATCGTTTATGGAACGATAAGAAAAACTTTATTTTTCAAGGTGGACAGGGTGCAGGAAAAACCTACTCAATTCTTGCGATGCTCATTGATTTAGCTTTAAAGAAAAAACGAAATATAATTGTCGCATCTGAAGAGCTAACCAAGATGAGAAGGACTGTGATAAAAGATTTTATCACAATACTTAAATCGACTGGACGGTTTAACCCTAACAACTTTCGGATGGGAACAGAATACACCTTTGGCAATGGTAGCGTTATTTCTTTTATAGGGTTAGATAAAGACAATGTGGGGAAAGGTTTAAGGTGCGACATTCTTTATATCAATGAGGCGAACAAGACGAGTTACGATAAAGTGCATGAGTTGATTGCGAGAGCAAAGAGACGTATATTTGACTATAACCCGAATACTATATTTTGGGTTGATGAATATTTTAAAGGCAGAGAAGACACTCATTTTGAGATACTGACATTCCAAGATAATGAAGCACTTTCAGAGCCAGAGCGTGAAACTATTTTAGATTATAAAGTTAGAGGTTTTATTAATCCAAATCTTGAAAATTACGATACCGAACACAACATTAAATCTGAATTTTGGGCGAACAAATGGAGAGTTTATGGATTAGGAATGACTGGTAAAATTGACGGCTTAATCTTTACCGACTGGAGGATAGGAGAATTCGATGATACACTTCCGTATCGTTTTGGTTTAGACTTTGGGTTTTCAAGTGACCCTGACGCAATGGTAAAGCTTGCGGTTGACGAAAAAAGGAGTGTTATTTATCTTGAAGAAAAAATGTACCAAAACGGACAATCAACCGACCAACTTATTTCGAGGCTCAAAACAATTGTGAAGCCTAATGAATTAATTTTGGCAGATAGTGCAGAACCTCGGTTGATTAATGATTTGCGCAAACACTTTAATATCCGACCGACTAAAAAGTGGAAAGTAGTTGAGAGGATTAAAAAGATGCAATCGTATCAAATCGTTGTAACACCAAACTCTCGAAACCTGATTACTGAATTAGAAAACTATACATGGCACGACAAGAAAAGTGAAACGCCAATCGATGCGTTCAACCATCTTTTAGATTCTGCGGGCTATGCACTTACAGGTATGAGCAATTTCACATTTTCAATTAACGGCGAAACCGTATAAAAACTATGAAAAAAGAAATATTATTTTTAATTGTAACATTTACACTTATTTATTTAGCCATGTCATTTATTTTTATGACATTTGATCCGGGTAATTGGCATTTGATGGGACGGATAGCTTTTGTTCTATCTTTTATATCGTTTTCGTTCATGGGACTTAAAAACATTGATAGATGAGTCGTATTTTAAAGTTCTTAGGAATACAGCCAAAGAGAAGAGTTACAAGCGGTAACGACTTGCTTGAAGTCCTTTATTCTCGATTAGTTCAGAACAGGAATTTAGTCCTATATAATTTCGACCCAAAGAAAAACGATTTTATCGTAAAAGGCTATGGACAAAATGCGGAGGTTTACAAGATCGTTAATAAGATTGTAACGAAATGCAATGCAGTTGAAACGATACTTTACAACGATACGGGCGAAAAGTCGGCACTCAAATACAAGAAATATTTAAAATCTGCTGTTCCAATTGATGCAGCCAAAGGAAAAATTTATCGAGCCAAAGCACTTGAATATATTGAGGATGAGGACAACGATTTACTTCAATTGCTTAAAAAACCAAACAAGCATCAATCATGGGCTGAAATGATGGAGCTTTTCCGAATATTTTATTTTGTTCAGGGAGAGGCTTTTTTATATCGTGAAACAGCATTAAATTCTGATATAGCCTTATCACTGCACGTTGCTCCAGCTAACTGGATGACGCCAGTTTTTTCAGATGACCCGCAAGATATAATTAAAGGGTGGAAGTTAAATATGCATGGAGGTGTGAAACGAACACTTAATGTAGAGGATGTTTTTCATCTCAAGATGACTAACCCAATTTTTACAGAAGATGGCGGACAGTTAAGGGGTTTGTCTCCACTGGTTGCAGGATTGAAATATCTACAATTAGATGACAAGTCAATTGAAGCGTGGATAAAATCAATTGAAAATGAGGGGGCGAAAGGGATTATATCACCGAACACACCAAACCCTGACTTTTGGTTACAGCCCGAGCAAGTTAAGCTATTAGATAAAGAAATTGACGAGCGAATAGCAGGCGTTAAAAATAAAAACAAGATAGTAGCATCGAGTATGCCGCTTCAATATACGCAAATAGGATTGTCGCCAGATGCGCTTTCAGTTATTCAGGCGTTAGAGCATTCACAGATTAATTTATGTGACTTATGGAATGTACCTGCTACGCTTTTTGACCCGAATCCAACCTATCAAAATCAAAAAGAAGCTGGACTTCAATTTGTGACGAATGTAATTATTCCGTATTTAGAAAAAGAAGAGCAAAAGCTAAACAGTTGGCTTGTAAAACCTTTCAGCGAGCGAGACAATAAGAATTATTATATTGATAATGATACATCACAATTTGACGAGTTGGCAATATCATTAGACGAACGCCAATCACTTGCAAAAATACTGACATTAAATGAAATGAGGATAATTGAGGGATACGACACGATAGACAATCCATATGCTGATGAGGTGTTTATCGAGCCCGGCAGAGTACCACTTTCAGATATGAATATAAATTTTGACCTATGAAAAGAATAAACAAAGATATTGAACTTGAACCAAGCACGGACACCGCTATTGATTATAGCACGTGTTATGCACAGCCTTTTTTTGACTACATAAAATGTCCTTTAAATAAATGGACTTTTAAAGTTAAAAATATAAGAGAATGGGTAGAGAAAAACTGTGAAGGAAAAACATTAAACCTTTTTGCTGGGATAACAAAGTTGGATATTGACGAAATTAGAAATGACTTAGGCGACCACGCTGATGCGGATTATCAAAAAGATGCTTTGCAGTTTTTGAAAGAATGGGATGGCGAAAAGTTTGACACAATATTATTAGATCCACCTTATGCTTATCGTAAAAGTATGGAAATGTATAACGGTATTAAAGCATCTCCTTTTAGGCAACTTAAAGATGAAATACCAAGAATCCTAAAACCAAATGGATTAGTTATTACTTTTGGCTATCATAGTAATACAATGGGGAAAACAAGAGGTTTTAAAGTTGAGAGGATAGCTTTATTTTCTCACGGTGGTGCAATTCATGATACTATTGCTTCGGTTGAACGTTTCTTAGGTTGTGCACAACATGAATTTTGACCTATGAAAAGAATAAACTTCAAACGCTTAGTAGCACGCAATAACAGGCTTATTTTAGCATACGAGAAAAAGTACGCTAAAGAGATTTGGCGTGCGTTCCAAAAGCAGTTGAAGGGTTATTTGGAAACAGGTATATTAAGCGACGAAATTACACCAATTCTAACTGATATGTACATGAAGGTAGGTGAACGCTTTTACCTCGACCAGTACAAATTACTTTCTGATATTTCGCAAAAGAATTTGTTTCTTGACGCTTTCAAGATTTGGTGGATGAATTACGTTAATACAGTTTTAGCCGAAAAAGTAACAAGGATTAATGAAACTACTTTATCGAAACTTCAAAGCTCATTGGGTGACTTAATTCCTCAATCATTGGAATTTGAAGAGATGGCAAACCGACTGATGAAAGACTTTGACTTTTCTCTTAAACGTGCAATGACTATTTCTCGGACAGAGGTTGGCAATGCAATGAATGAAGCAAAATTCAGGGCAAAAGATAACATCAAAGAAGAGTTGGGAGAGGAGATTT